AACAGTGGAGGCCTGCGACAGCGCAACAGTGGAGGCCTGCGACAGCGCAACAGTGAAGGCCTACGACAGCGCAACAGTGAAGGCCTGCGGCAGCGCAACAGTGGAGGCCTACGACAGCGCAACAGTGAAGGCCTACGGCAATTCTTATGTTGAAGATTTAACAGGTAATATTAGGCCCCAGTCTGGATATGCAGTAATCAAGGATTATTACAACCATAAGATTTACATCCAAAAAGGGAGATATCAGATTATAGAGGTTGATTAATAGCTTGCTGATATTACAATAAGAATTTAATTGATAATAATTACCATTACCTGACATCAGGAAAATGGCTCAAAACGGAACAGAAATGAATACTATAGGCCTGCTATACATTGATTTATTCTGTGGAGCTGGTGGAACCTCTACCGGTGTTGAATCTGCCCGAATAAATGGAGAACAATGTGCAAAAGTAATTGCCTGTGTCAATCATGACGCCAATGCCATTGCCAGTCATGCGGCTAACCATCCGGAGGCGATGCACTTCACAGAAGACATTCGAACGCTTGAGCTTTCTCCACTGGTTACACACGTACAACGGATGAAGCAATTATATCCGGAAGCTCGCTTGGTACTTTGGGCATCCTTAGAGTGTACGAATTTCTCAAAAGCCAAAGGTGGCCAGCCTCGGGACGCAGACAGCCGGACACTGGCCGAACATCTTTTTCGTTATATCGAATCCCTTAACCCAGATTATATCCAGATTGAAAATGTAGAAGAGTTCATGTCATGGGGCCCGATGGATGAGAATGGTAGGCCAATCTCCATGAACAAAGGAGAAGACTACACCCGTTGGGTGCATAACGTGAAATCTTATGGATATAACTTCGATCACCGGATAATGAATGCTGCTGACTATGGAGCATACACCAGTCGGAAGCGTTTTTTTGGCATCTTTGCCAAGAATGAGCTACCAATTGTGTTTCCAGAACCCACCCACTGCAAAGAAGGTAAGCAAGATATGTTCGGCAGCCTTGCAAAATGGAAACCTGTAAAGGATGTATTAGATTTTGAAGACGAAGGAACAAGTATCTTCACCCGGAAGAAGCCATTGTCAGAGAAAACACTTGAACGCATCTATGCTGGTCTCATTAAGTTTGTAGCAGGTGGAAAAGATAAATGGCTACTGAAATATAACTCAATCAACGGAAAGACTGGAAAACATATTCCTCCCGGAATAGACGAACCATGCCCAACCATCAGTTGCCAAGGACGTTTAGGTGTAGTAAATGCTCAGTTCCTTTCCAGATACAATACATGTCGTCCTCAAGATACTTGTAAATCAGTAGAAGAACCTTGTGGAGTGCTTACTACTAACAACCGATTTGCAAAGGTAGACTGTCATTTCCTCTCAAAGTATTTCAGTGGTCACCCGGAAAGTAAGAATATTCCTATTGATAGACCCGCACATACTGTCAAGTGCAAGGATAATCATGCTTTGGTAGGTGCGAAGTTCCTCGCTGCGTATTATGGCAATGGCGATAATGTCAGCCAGATAGATGATCCTGCACCAGTTATCACCGCCAACCGAAAGTGGCACTACCTGATGAATCCACAGTTTATGTCTGCCGGCGGCAATATAGAAAATCCATGCTTTACTCTCATCGCACGCATGGATAAGATGCCACCTTACTTAGTATGTACGCAAGAAGGTGATTTTCTTATTAGGGTATATGAAAGCGATAGCCCTATGACTCGGAAGATAAAGGAGTTCATGGCTCTATATGGCATAGTTGATATCTTGATGCGTATGCTTAAGATACCCGAACTTAAACAAATCATGGGATTTCCAAAAGACTATAGACTGATCGGTACACAAGCCGAACAGAAGAAGTTTATTGGGAATGCGGTAGAGGTGACGATGGCACGAGTTCTCTGCGAAGCTGTCGGCAGGAAACTACGAGAATTAAGAAAAGTGGCAGCATAGTTTAATTCAAATCGGAACAGATATGAAACAGACAGTAGAAGAAGCAGCAAGAGAAAATATCCTGTTTAATCACAGGACAGTTGACAGAACTTTGTTTGGTAAAGATTTGGCAAAGTTTGGAGAGATGAATTTCGTTCAAGGTGCCGAGTGGCAATCCAAGCAATCTCCTTGGATAAGTGTTAAGGAACGGTTGCCTGAGCCAAATAAGCTTGTCCTTTGCAGAATGGTATCAAATGGAGCGATTGTTAGTGGCTATATCGTTGTTTCACCTGGGAGATCGCCATACGTTGCGACAGACGGAGGATTTGAATTTGAGGATTGGAACGGCTACGAGTGTGACATGTGGATGTGCATCCCGTCTTTTGATGATATACTCGAAGCCAACAGAGATGTACTGGAACGGATTAAAGAGAAAGGAGATTAGATATGGACATTATGAATGAAGAAGAAATATCGAATGCTGTGAGTAGTATAGAGTGCACAAATATAGCAGATACTATAGATGGAGTACAACAAGTAAATGCGAGTTTTGATCCATTACAATCAATATTAAAAAAGGAGGTGAATTATGAGGGATAAGTCTAGATTGAAACATGTGATGGTGCAGGCAAAGATAAGTGTGGAGGCTGCTGATAAATTGGATAAAATTGTGAAGGAATATAAGTTTAACAGCAGATATGAGGTGATGCAATATCTGCTGTCAGCATTTATCGAAAAGGCCGATTGCGAAACAGAATATAATGGAGTTAATACTAATGAAACTGAACTTATGGATATATTCCAGCGGCTTAGAGCTGTGAAGGACAGGGTAAATACTGTTAAACCGTCGGCATATGATGATATTAAAAGAGTGGCATCAGTATTCATATATAGAGTTACCAACAGAAGGAGATATGTATCAAGCTGTATAACGGAAAATGGGGAAGGAATGCACCATTCCTCTAAAAAAGAGCAGGTATTAGAGGAAGTATTTCGGTATTTATATCCGAATTTAGCACAACGATTACTTGTAATCGGACGTAATATAGGAGTCAACGGTTATGATAATATCATCAAGGAGTTACTTGATATGTCTCCTGTATCATCGGATGGTATACATAATGATGTATCTACGGAGGTTAGTGGTTTTATGGGGCAGAACAAATACGGAATGGTCCCCGTTATAACAAGAAACAAAAAAGTAGAAAATGAGCAGGGATTATAATTACAGGAAGATGATCAGTTCCATGGCATGGAGAAAAACAAGAAGAAGAAAACTTGAACAGTCACCGTTATGTGAAGCTTGCAAGCAAAATGGAGTGATAATGGCAGCGACAGAGGTTCACCATGTTATACCGTGTGAGTCAGCCAAGACAGTCACTGAAATGAGAGCTCTCATGTTTGATGTGGACAACCTACAGTCATTATGCCATGACTGCCATTCTTTGATTCATGCAGGGATGAAGTCACATAGCAGAGTTAAGGTGAAAGAGAATGCGAACCGTTCATTATCCCGGTTTAAGGAAAGGTTTATCTTGTAATACGGGGGGGATTTTTTTAAGACCACCCGGATTACTCAAACCCACTCCCACCAGGCATCACAAATTTTAGTTTTGAAAATTTGGATTTGGGGGTGACACTTTGGGATTACTCGGAATAACAACAATATTGTAAAAATAGGTAATATTAAAATATTTAACACAATGAAGAAAAAAAGCGAGGAACAACGGGCGGTCAGCAAAAAAATAAAAAATCAGAGGGATACGATTATAAAAACATTGAAAGATGTCAATAAGTATTCCAAAGAGTTGAACTGTCAGATTGATATATTTTCCCGTCTGTATCTGTTGTTTAAAAAAATCACGGAGGAGGTTTTGGATGATGGATATAATATCGTGTATGAAGAGAAGAGCCGGGAGGGACATGTAAGAAAGCGAATTGACCCTTTGGCAAGAGTTCCGTTCGAACAGGCTTCGCCTTTGATGAAATTATTGAAAGGATTGAAAATGAATATGGAAATGACCAAGCCTGATGATGGCGGAAGTCGTGGCCCCAGTCCGCTGGATAAACTAATGGAGAATATCAATAATGTGAATGACGGAGAGGACGAATGATGAATGAATGGGATGAGAAAAAAGCACTGAAAAAAGGGTATACGGATAGGCTGACATCTGTTGATTTGGATAGGTATAATCTAAGGAAAATAGACGGTCGGCTCTTTTCGTATATATATGGCGTGCAGTCCTGTCCGGAGGGGCATAACCTGTACGAGGTTCTTTCGGTGTTGAAATTCCTCCGTCTGATGGACACTTACACGTTTCAGAAAAAAAGAGTGAAAGTGTTTGTAGCCTTATATGAGAGCCTTAAATTTTCGGGGATAAACGGACGCCGCAGTTATAAGCTAACCCCCGTGCAGTATTTCCAGTTTGCCTCTATACTGGGGTTTTACAGATGGGAAGATATAGGCAGCGTGGAAGATATGACGGAAAGAAAGAAGGGAACAAAGGTCGTCAACGGGCGTGTGATGGAGTTGAGGCGGCTGGTAAGGGAGGCTATTCTGTTCGTTCCGCGAAAGTTTTCAAAAACCACCTCTACGGCTTCTCTTGCTGTTAATGACCTGCTTTTTGGGGATGCGAACGCGCAGGCATACACGGGCGCGAATTCAGGGCGGCAGGCTAAGATATGTTTTAATGAGATAAAGGGTATTATTAATCAATTGGATCCGGATAGACGCAGTTTTAAGACAAATCGTGAATGGCTGGGATGGAGGCCTACCAACACATACGGGAAAGAATCCTTTGTGGAATGTCTGTCGGGGGGCGGTGATGCAAAGGACGGTCTTAACGCATCTCTTTTTATCTTTGACGAATATGCGCAGGCGAGATATGTGAAGGATCACTCGGAGGGTGCGGAACTTATGCAAGTTATGGTGTCTTCTATGGGTATGAGAAGGGAGCCTCTGACAGTGATTATAACTACTGCAAGCCGCGTACCTGACGGACCTTTCGCTATAGAGCTGGAAAATGCGAAGAAAGTCCTTTTAGGAGAATATGACGATGATACGCAATTCGCGTCATTGTTTATGCCGGATGAATGGGAGCTTGACGATGAGCACATGAGTACTCCGGAGCTGTGGAAGAAATGTAATCCGCATATTGGCATAACGGTACAGGAGGGTTATTACCGCCAGATGTGGAACAAGGCGATACGCAACGTTGAGGCTATGATAGAATTTAAAACCAAGTTACTTAATGTCTTTGTTGCAGGCTCCGTAAAACCGTGGATAACACAGAATTTCGCCCATTCCTTGCCATGAACATCAATTTGGAACAGGTGAAGGGAAGACCGTCTGCTATGGTGGCTTTTGACTTGTCTGTTTCTGATGACCTTTCCGCCGTGGTTTACAATATTTATAATAAGGAAGATAAAAAATTCTATCTGTTTATGGATAGCTATATACCGGAAGAAACAATAGAAACCCACCCGAACCGTGAGCTTTATAGGATGTGGGTAGATGGCGGCTGGTTGAAAGTATGCCCCGGTGCTGTCATAGATATGGACATGATTATAAACGACATATTAAGGCGTGACCGTAATTTGTTTATATGCCGGATAGGCTATGATGCTTACAAGGCAAGCGAGATACGCAACGCGCTTGCAGCGGGACTTTTGGGACACGGGAAGAACCCGGACAAGATACTACGTGCTGTTCCCCAGACCTACGGGGCGTTCACATCACCGGTAGAATCGCTGGAGCTGGCGGCAAAGAGCCGTCCGGCTCATCTTGTTATTGCTTATAATCCTATCCTATTCTGGAACTTTGGAAACTGCTATATAGATGAAGATAAGATGTGTAATAAGAAACCGTTGAAAAGGAAGGAAAATCTTAAGATTGACGGTGCGATAGCCTCCTTGATGACATTTTGGCTTTACAGTAATACGGAACAGAGGTAACCATAAACAGCATATTGTCCGATATATAGAAGTTATAACTTGATATATGGACAATTTTTTCAGATTTTTCAAAAGAGAATCGGCACCATTGCCGTCATTCATAGACAGTGGTTCGGAGAAGACGGATGAGGAAGCGCACGAAGATTATGGGAAAGCGAAATCTACAGGTGGAGATTATCGGGAGAACATAGCTTATGTGAATTCCCCATGGGCTGCATTGAATATAGCCGCAGTATATCGTGCTGTGAATCTACTTTCAAGTTCTGCCGCTACGTTAACTATCCAATACAAGCGTAAGGACAGGGCGAAAAACTATTTCAAGCTGAGCGACACGAAGGATGGGAAGAGGATAAACTATCTGCTCGGGGCACGTCCCAATGATCGGATGAATTCATATACTATGATGAAGTATACGGTAGCCCAGTTGCTTTTGCAAGGGAATGCCTTTATCTACCCTGTACGTAATTCGTTCCACGAGATCGTATCTTTCATATTGTGTTCCCCCGGCTCGGTAACTTACGATGTATATGCTAATCAATATAAGATTGATGATATAACCAACGGGATAAGTGTGACTGTAGGTCCGAAAGATATACTCCATTTTAAGAACATGTGTCTTGACGGAGGATATTGGGGAATGTCTACCATAGCATACGCCAAGCAGTGTCTTAGTATTACTGCCACATCGGATGGTGAAACGTTGAAACGATTTGCCACAGGCGGACGTTTCAAGGCTATTCTTCAAGACAACACAACTGTCCAAGGCTACGGAAAGTATCAGGACGAGCAATTGAAGAATATGGGAATGGATATTCAGGACACGTTGAACCGTGGAGGGGACATACTGGCTGTATACGGTGACGGAAAGCTTACCCCTATAAGCATGTCATCGGCTGACATGCAGTTTTTGGAAAGTAGAAAGTTTAATATCCGTGAGATTGCCCGGTTCTTCAATATACCACCGAGTAAACTTATGGACGATTCCAACGCCAACTACAAGAGTGTAGAGATGTCCAATGTAGCCTTTTATGTTGAGGCTTTGCAGCCCATAATTACCGAGATAGAGCGTGAATTTGCCGCCAAATTACTTGATGAGAATACCTATATGGATTACAAGTACACATTCGACTTGTCCGCATTGTACGCCCTTGACGTTGACAGCAAGAGCAGATGGCAAAAGACACGTCTGGAAACGGGCCAAGCAACCGTTAATGACATACGTAGGGATGACGATCGTCCGCCGGTGGACAAGGGGGATGATGTGTACATAAGCACAAACCTTGCAGTATTGGGAAGCCCCAAAATGTCTGGGGAAACAGTTGCAAGCTCTACAAAAATAAATGATAACAAGGAAGGAGAAGACGATGAATAGAGAATTGCGTGTGCTGACGCTTGAAAAAATGAAAGCGCAGATAAGGGATGTGCAGGATGAAGAGTTGGAGTTGTTGCATACATGGGGCATGGCGTGTGAGAGTGTGATTATAGATATGACAAACCGCACATTCGAAGAGTTGGAGGCATGGGAGGACGCTCATGGAAAAGGATTTCCCGAAGCCTTGGAATCGGCTATGTTGCTACTTGTAGCCCATTTGTTCCGGAACAGGGAGCCGGTTTCATCCGTAACCCAGAATATGGTTCCTTTTACTATATCAATGCTTGTAAAGCCTTATGTGAAATTATCAAACAGAAGTGAATCATGATATCAGCAGGGGCATTAACGGAAAGAGTGGATATTATGACCCCGGAAATAAGCCGTGGTAGCATGAATGAACAGGTAATCCAATATCGGAAAGCAATTACCGTATGGGCTAATGTGCAGTTTCAAAGGGGCGCTCGTGCTCTGACTGCCGGTGAAGCGTGGATGAACAGTTCGGTAGTTGTAACGATGCGCTATATGTCCGTGGTTACTGATCGTTGTCGGCTGGTATGGGATGGGAAAACCTACAGAATAGATTCGTGTAACCGATCCAAGAGAGATGGGAGTATTACTATTACGGCTTCCATATTGGATGAGGGAAGCGGTTTCGGGTAAGCCGAAAACAGGTATTTATAGGATATAAAAAAGGCGTTTCCTAAAGGGGCGTTTGAAAGTTGTAAATAAATAGAAAAAAATATGGATAATTCCAAGGAGAGAGAGGTAAGATACATGACCGGTGACCAGTTCCAGCCAAAGATCCGCGAGGCGGAGGACGGGAGTGATAGCCGGGTAATCGAGGGTTATGCGATTGTCTTTGGCGTTGAGAGTCGTATGCTTGTGGACTATTGGGATAACTACCGTGAGATTATAGAGCCGGGAGCCATTACGGAAGACGAGTTGAAGCGGATGGATATAAAGATGACATTGTGGCATAACCGCGAGAGGTTGCTGGCTCGTTGGAACAGGGGTGAAGGATCGCTTTCGCTTTCTGTGGATGAAACGGGTGTAAGATATAGATTTACAGCTCCAGCGACTCAGGATGGAACTACCGCATTAGAGTTGGTAAAGAGAGGGGATTTAGCCGGTTCTTCATTCACATTCTGGAGCGATGAGAGTTCTTCGGTCAGGTATACCAAGGATGATGATGGTGTGCTGTTACGACACGTTACCCGTATTGACGAGGTTTTTGAAATGACTATAGCTTCTGATCCGGCATATGTGCAGACCAGCGTCACAGCCCGGGAAGTGGAGGCTTCCGGTATTGTGTTGCACCCAGATCAGAAGAAACGGGAAACAATTGAGAAAAATGAAACCGCATATGCGGAATTGAGAAAGATAGCGAATAAGAAAATTTTTTAATCATTTTTGTTTATGAATAAAGGAAAGAAAGTGAATGTACAACAGTACATTACCAGACGAGAGGAAATCAAGGTACGTCTTAACGAGATTGTAGATTTGGCTGAATCGGAAAACAAACGTGCGTTTACCGATACTGAGAATGACGAGATCGAGTGTCTGAAACGCGAGATGAATGCTTTGGATGTCCGCATAGCGTGTGCTGACAAGAGCGGATATGTGGAAGTCACCGCCCGTGAGCTTGCGTTTGATGCGTTTATGCGCGAGCATATCAATTCTAGAAGTTCCCATCCGCTTAAGCGTGAGTTTACAGGAATGATCAGTACGGGAGCGCAGCCGATGATCCCTCTTACTATTAATGACATTATCCCTGCATTGGAAGAAGGTCTTATCATTTCTAAGCTTGGATTACCGTTACGCACAGGTTTGGCGGGTGATTATTGTTGGCCGACAGTTTCGGCAGTTGAAGCAGAGGTAGCCGGGGAGGCTGTAGCTTTGACCGACAAAAAAATCGAGATCGGTAAGATTGTACCCAATCCTCAGAGAGTGGGTGTTACCATCAAGATTACAAGTCAGACAATCAACCAGACCGAGGGGGTGGCATACGATGTTGTTAAGCAGCAGATACCGATGGCTGTAACACGGACGCTGAATAAGCTGATGTTTACAACTGGGAAACAGACGCATAAGTTAGTAGGACCTTTTTCTGAGATCGCGTTCCCGGGAGGAAGTCCGGGCACCCCAAAGACTATCGCTGAGTTAAAAACTATGGCTGAAAAGAAAAATGCCCGTTTTATCAAGTTTGCCAACTCGACACCGACATTTAAGGAATTGGTATTGATGCGAGCATTGCCATTGATGAAAGGTATTGAGGGAAGTTACATGGCTTATGTGATGGATGAATACACAAAGGCGGTATTGGAAACTACCGATCGAGGATATGAAGGACCGACAAATCCGGGTAACACGGGAAGATATATTATCGAAAATAATACCATTGCTGGTGTTCCGGTTTTCTGTACGAATTATATTAATACAGATGATAAGACCTATATTGGTTTTGGCTCATGGGGATATGAGCCTATCGGGCAATTCGGTGAACAGCGTTTTATAATCAATCCTTATTCGGAAGACACATCAGATGTTGTTCGCTTGACCCTTAATGGGGATTGGGCGTTTACCACATTGCGTCCTGAGGCGTTTACGCTGGGAGAGTTACCTGCCGAAGGGGAATGATTTATTTACCCGGGGCTACGGCTCCGGGATAAAAATACGAAGTTATGGGAATAATGAAAAAAATCCTTGAGAACAATCGGGGGAAGCAGATAAAAGGGGTGTCATTTGTCTATGAGGGAGACGAAGTTATTGCCATGCTTGAAAGGATGCGTAAGTCCAAGGAAATCAAAAAAAACGAGATAAAAAAAGAGGTACGAAGGGCATTAACACCGGAGCGGAAGTATGTGCGTAATGCAGCAAAAGCCGCAATGGGTAAAGATCCCGGAAGAGCGTACATGGCTGTAAAGATGGTTGTTTACCGTGACGGGAACGGCGGTATGCTTAACATACTTGATAGGGGAGATGCAAAAAGGCTGGCATTATATAAAAAACCGAACGGCGGTGTGTCGGGCATAAGAAGACGTAGATATGTAAGCCCGGAAACGAAGAGGTCTAGAGGCTATAGAGGTGCGGACAGGGCTTTTATCCTTCGGTTTATAAATTCAGGGACAGAAGACAGGTATACGAAAGTTAGACGTCAGGGAATGAAAAAATCGGCATATCGCGGCTCTTTGTCTGCAAGTAATTTTTTCCAGCCGGCAGCGGAATCCGGCATGGCTAGAGCCAGCCTTGTATTGTCGGAACGGATTGCAAGAATAATACAAGAAGTAAGTGAAGGAAGATGAGTTTATTTATAAGCAAGCATATTATTAGCTCTATACAGTCTAATAAGGCTGTTACGGAAGCGGTGGGGAACAGGATATATCCGGTTGTTATCCCTGTGGGGGCGCCGGAGTATCCGTTCATCAATTTTACGAGTTCTTTGGATGGTCCGGACGAGACCAAAGATGGATCTTGTGCGGATAATGTATCCACTACTTTGGTAGTTGTGTCAAAGACGTATGAAGTTGCTGTGAATACGGCTAATGAGGTGCGTTACTCTATTGAAGGGAAGACAGCCCGGTATGATAAGTTTGAGGTCATTGATAGTTCTTTTCTGTCATGTATTGAAGATTATTTGGTGGATATAGACGCATTTACTATAACTCTTTCGTTTAATTTTAAAACAATTGATCTATGAAAACAAATCAGATTATGATACGTCCGATGGGTGAGTTTAAAGTAGTTCAACGGACAAAAGATGCGTTTTTCAATGCAACAGAATTATTAAAACAGTGGAACCAATTAAAAGGTATGAGGAAAGAAGTTAATGACTACTTCGATTTGTCTTCTACTAAAGAGTTTATTTACACTATAATGAAAAGGGAAAATTATGATACGGGTAATTACCCCTATCATAAATCAAGAGCAAATAAGGGTGATAATGCGGGTACATGGATGCATCCACTGCTTTTTATTGATTTTGCAATGTGGATAAATCCATCATTTAAATATGATGTTCTAAAATTCGTTTATGACGAAATGATAAAGTTCCGCAATCTTGCCGGTGATGCATATCCCAGAATGTGTACGGCTGTTTGTTCTATCCTTCCAAAGGAGGTATTTAAGCAAAAAGTTAGTGATTTGGCAAAATCACTCAATATCATTGTGTATGGCAAACATGAATCAGAAATGCGTAATAAGATTGGCGATGAGGCTAAGATACGTGAGATGTATGAACTGGAACAACAGATAGCCCAATGGATTGAGCTGGGATTTATTAAAAATTATCAGGAATTGAAACAGGCACTAACGAAGGTGTATTATCAGAGACACCCTGATGTATTGCCTATGTAGATAACTTATTGAATATAGCACTTAAGAATAAATTCATAGTAAAAATCAATTGTTTTACGGATTCGGTTCGTGAGAATAGAATCTGTTTTTTAAGGAATTGTTTAACTTTTAAATTATATAGATTATGTCAAAAGCAAAGGATTTTATGATCTTTATTGGCGGCAAGGCTACGGCCTTGGCGACCAGCCATAAGTTAACGCTTACTGCGGAAACTGGAGATGCTGCCAGTAAGGACGATGGTATGTGGGATGAGTCAATAGTTACGAAGATGGGGTGGGAAGCGTCTACGGAGGCATTGGTAAGTGCTGATAAGAACATAGAGAGCTTTGATTCTCTTTATGACACATTTATTGCCGGTGAGCCTGTTGATATTATATTGGGTGTTCCTGCCAATCTGACCAATGATGGTATTCCGGAAGATGGGTGGACATCCCCGGCAACCAAGGCCCAGCAGATATACTATAAGGGGAAAGCTCTTATAACATCTCTTGACCGCACAGACGCGAAAGGCAGCAATTCTACAATGACTGCGCAGCTTAAGGGACAAGGAAAACTTGAAAAGGCAACAGGTAATGGTTGATGGTATGAGGAAAGTAAAAATTAATGGCGTGGAGTATACATTAAGGTATACTCTGCGCGCCTTATTTATATATGAGGAAATTACCGGGAAGTCTTATTCCGGTGACAGGATGGTTAACAGTTATATCCTGTTATGTGCTATGCTGATGGCGAATAACAAGGATTTTCCGTTAACGTTTGATGATGTGATAGACGCATGTGATTTAGATCCGTCCATTTTCGAAACATTTTTGGCTGTTTTGGAGGAAGAGAACAAGCGAATTAGTATGATTGTCGGGAAAGATGATAAAAAAAAAGCGATGGGAAAGAGAGCGAAGAAGTAAGTGTGATAAGGTTGTATGAAGAAGTTGTCGGTCGTGGAGGGATATCACCTGATTACTTCTTTGACAGTATGACTTTTAACGAGTGTGCTGCATTTATAAGGGGGATGAACCGGAAGGAGCAGGAGGCATGGGAGCGCACAAGAATGATGATGTATACTATCGCACAGGTTAATTCTACGGAGAGCCTCACACCTGAAGCAGTGTTCCCATTCCCGTGGGATGAGGAACGGGAACCGATAGAGATAGATGAGAATGAGCTGAAAGAATTGAGAGAACGAGCAAAAAATATGGAATATGGCAAGTAATGCGATTGTAAGATTGTTGTTTAACACCGCAGATTTTGATAAGAACATCAAAAGGGCGAAAGGTGAGATAGGGAACTTTGAAAAAAGCATAACAAGTATGGCCGGCAAGATAGGACCTGCTCTAAGTGGTTTTGCTGCTTTCGCTGGTATATCGGTAGCCATTGGGGATGTGGTAAGGACTTCTATGGAGTTTGAAAAGTCGTTATCCTCTTTGAAATCCTTAACAGGTGTGACAACGCAGGAGCTTTCGTTTTTTAAAGATGAGGCTATCCGTTTGGGCAGTACCACCACGCAGACTGCATCTCAGGTGGTAGATGCTTTTAAGCTGATGGGGTCTCAGATCCCATCTTTATTGCAAAATAAAGAAGCTTTGGTACAAGTAACCGAAAGTGCTATAGTTCTTGCCGAGGCCGCAGAAATAGATGTGCCGGAAGCTGCCAAGGCATTAGCTGGTTCTTTAAATCAGATGGGGGCTTCCTCAAGTCATGCTGCTGAATATATCAATATTTTAGCGGCAGCATCTCAACAAGGCTCTGCTGATATCCCATATCTGAACAAGGCTATAGAGAATGCCGGTGGTGCTGCATCTTCTGTAGGTGTACAATTCAATGAATTGGTAGCCGCGATAGAGGCTATTGCTCCTAAAATAACGGATGCCGGCAGTGCGGGAACTAATCTGCGTAATATATTCCTTACTTTGGAAAGTAGTGCGGACAAGAATTTACGTCCTTCCGTGGTCGGGTTATCACAAGCTGTGGAAAACCTTGCAGCAAAACATATGAACGCTACGGAAATGACGAAAATGTTTGGTAAAGAGAGCGTAACGGCTGCTTTGGCACTTGTTTCTGAAAAAGATAAGTTTGTAGAATTGACTGGAGCGATAACGGATACTAATACGGCGTTTGAGCAGCAAAGGATAAATAATGATAATGTAGCAGGCTCTGTGAAGGGATTGCAATCAGCATGGGAAGGGTTAATCTTGACGGTAAATAATTCTAATGGCATATTAAAAACTTCAATTGATATGTTTACAAACCTTATTACTAAGGCTAAAGAATGGTTTATGACCGAAGAACAGCTAAGGAAAATGCGTAGTAGTGAAAATGTTCCTTCGGTTGTTTTAGAGAGCAATCAGCGTATTAATAAGTCTGTAGCTGGAGGAATGACTATGGAGCAGGCTTTAAGTGAAGAGCTGAAAAGGGCTAATGAATTATATCCAGAAGCTAATAGCTACCAGGTTAGATTGGAGGCTTTAAGTAGAAGGCAAGCTGAATACGAGAGAGCAAAGCTGCTTAATGTAAATGGGTATGCAAAAAAAGAAGCTGAGGCCGTAGGAGAGGCGAGAAAATTACTGGAAATCTCCCAAAAAGAGTATACGGAAAGACAGGCTATTTACGATAATATAAAGGCACAACGTGAAGAAATGGTAGTTATTGCCGCAAAGCAAAAAGAACTAAATATAAATGGAACTATACAAAAACCATTAAAAGAAGCAGAAAGCCCTATTGGCTCATTGGCTGAACTTGATAAAAAAATTAATGAGGCACAAAAGAAGTATGCTAATGCCGCTAGTGATGAGGCTAGACAAGCTGCCGCAAAGACTTTGGATGAATTAAAAAAAAGAAAAATAACAATAGAGTTTCAGGCAAGATTCCCCAATGCTCCTGAGTTTGTAAACGAAGGTGAAGGAAGAGGAAGCTTATTAAGTTATGCTAAGATGTTCGAAAAAATGCCTCAAAAGATTAGTCCGATTACAAGAGATGATATAAAGTCAAACGAAGATTTCGCAGATTCGTTAAGTGCCATAGGTAACGCATTTGGTAGCATGTCTTCAATGGCTGATGGTGCCGCCGGTTCTATCCTATCTTATTTTGGAAACTTAATGAACTCTGTGGCTGCCGCGATTCCGGCTATTGATGCTCTTAATGCAAAGAAAAAGGAAGAATCTGTGGCTAATACAGAAGCAGCCGTAACCGGAGCCGCTTCGTCTGTGGCTTCCATTCCGTTTGTTGGTGCGGCTTTGGCTGTAGCCGCCATAGCTTCGGTTTTGGCTGCTTTAGCCAATATTCCCAAATATGCAACAGGTGGTATAGTGGGAGGATCATCATTTTTCGGTGATCACATGATAGCACGGGTTAACAGTGGCGAGATGATATTGAACCAGTCCCAGCAAGGTAAGCTGTTCAATATGATTAACAATGGTGGATCCAATCACATAACGGTAGACGGTGAGGCACGGGTAAGCGGTAAGGCTATGTATATAACAATAAGGAATTACATGAAGGCTAACAATATAAAGTGGTGATATGGGGCAGAGATATAACATACATTTTAAAAATTACAAAAACACAGCCTATGATGTAAAGGTATATATTGATGGCTATGTGGGACAGGTGACGGAATTACTGGGCGCGAGAAGCGCGTTTGTTGTAGAAGGGAACGATGATAACTTTGTATATGAGCCGATAAGAAGTTCTACAGCAACATTAACTCTTCTTGGCAGTGATTTACTTCTAGACCTGTTTAGCATTAACAACCAGTACGCCCCGGTTAAGCTGTTCAAGGGTGACAAGTTGATGTGGACGGGGTATATTGTTCCGGAACAATTTACGCAGCCTTATAAGCCTACACCGGATAATATCAGTATTGATTGTATCAGTGCAATAGGCACGCTTGAGAATATACAATATGAGAAACAGACAGAGAATGGATTTATAACGGCGATAAACCTCTTAAGGTACATTATAAGATCAGCTAATGGGGGATATGAAAAGATATATATACCTTATGTCTATGGATCGTCAGAAGTGAATTATTCGACAAAGAAAAACATATTCGATGAGATAACTCTCGCAGAAGAAAACTTCACCTCAGAAGGGATGATGTTGGACGAGGTACTGGAGTATTTTTGTCGTTTTTTTAATTGGACCTTATACGATTATGAAGGTAGCCTGTATTTTGTAGATGCAGATTGGGAAGGGGAATACTTCTCGTATGGCGAGGATCTTGTCACTTATGAGATGGTTACTCCAAACACTGTATTGCTTCAGGATATCGGCTTTGGCGGCAGTGATCATACAATAGATGTGCTCCCCGGATATAATAAGGTTACCGTTAAGGCAATAAATAATGTTTTTGATGAATTGGTGGATGATGAGGGATTTGATGTGAGTGATATGTATGGGAGCTTCACAAACTTGACGGATAAGAGGAATGATAACAAATACTATAAGGTGGAGAATGTGCAAGGGTTGACATTAGAACGATGGGAATCAATAGCATATGGTGATAATGGAGAGATTTCACAAGATGCCATCCCTGTAATGGGTGCTAATTTAAATTATAATATGACTGGCGGTATGACCGCATACAGAGTCGGGGAGGCTGATATAGATTTTAAGGGATGGGATGGATTAACTCCGTTGTATACAATAATTTCGGAGAATTACACATGGAGGTCTTTATTGAGATATAGGATAATTAGTACGGCTGTAGGAAATCCTATATTAAGAGTGGGAGGCGTGACAGCTGTCTATAAGGATGCAGCGATAGGAATTTCAGCCGATATTTTATTTACGACGAATTACGCAGAGCCTAATAAGGTGACAATCACGGAAGATCATGTGTTACGGTTTAAATTACGTATTGGCGATCATTACTGGAATGGAAATAAATGGCAAAATAGCGAAACCACATTTACGATAGGTATAGGAGAGGTGGGTGAGGAAGTGGAACGAACCAAACTGCGTGCAACGAAGAAGGCAGATATGCCGTATGAGGGACTTACGGGATATGTGATTGAGTTCCCAGATTCTGTGCCACTGACGGGGAAATTTGAATTAATCCTGTATGGTACGGATTACCCATATCAGAATGATAAATATATAAAAGTAGTTGATATAGAAAATCTAAGAGTTGCCTATAAGAAAAAAGACGGAGTTGTAGATGAAGGTGAGAACGGGGATCGTGTATACGAGAATGTAGTCAATGAAAAATTTATGTCCGAACTTGACGAGATAGAATTTGGCATAAGTAGTTATAATGAAGACGGGGCAACATATAGCAAAGCTCTTTTAAATGGCAATTTTTTAACAAACAACTTGTATTCGGCAATAGAAGGTACGCTTGTGCGCCCCGAAGAAGCGTTGATCAGGCGTATCATTAACCGATACCGGGTAACCAAAATCAAGTTAACTCAGGCATTAAAAAACAGTGATCTCATTCATCCTTTCACAGTTTTGTATGACAATTCTATGGTTAGTAAGAAATTCTTGTTATTAAGCGGTGTATGGGATTACGAGCAGAATACAGTAACATTATCAATGATAGAGAATGGCGATAAAGTCAGATATAAGAATCATAAGTAGGGTAGTACCGAGGGAGCGTGATGGGAAGTATGTTCCCCGCTCTGTGACTATTATACAGGGTGGCGGTGGCGGCGGTGATGTCACCAATGCCGATCATGCCAATTCCGCATATACGCTGGATGAGGACACACCTGTACAGAACTGGTTCTTATCCGCATTGAACGATGATGATGCGCAAGGCATAATCAATTTTCTCAAAGGTCTGAAAATAGCCGGGAATTTGGTAGACCGCATTGTGAAGCAGGGTGACACGGATGTTACCTACACCGATGAAGACGTGATGAGCGCATTACGTGTAATGACTGAAATAGAGAACAGTGCGGAGAAACTGAAAGAGATATTCTTGCGGAAGGACGTGGCGGATTCCACTAAGTTTCTTCTCAGCATGTTTGCCGGTGCTGTTTTCGGGAAGAATGGTTTTGCAAGCGGCTTGACCGGATTCGGAGCCAAGATATTCGATACAGGGCATGGAGAGTTTGAGAGCATGTTTATCCGCCGGTTTCTTGAAGTTCCCGAATTAAGATATAATCGTGTGATGGTCACGCTGGGCGACAAGTGGCGTGCGCCCGGAGCCGGTATTATAGAAACAGTAGATACAGGAACCAAAACATGTACGCTTAAGCTGGAAGATGGTGAGATTGGTGCTGTCGCAGTAGGTGATATCTGTATGGGTATCTATCATAATATCACTGGGAATGCTACGGAGGATTACGACGATGGAAAGGGCAACAGACGTTTTGCCGGATTCTGTACAGTTTATTTCACGATTACAGAAGTTACAGGTGAAAGGAACGAAACATTCAAGTACCAGTTGCGTCCAACCTCTTCATCGTGGTCTTCTTCTTTCGATCCATTTGAAATGATGACATTCGTTGCATATGGTAACTTCACCGACACGGACCGTCAGACCTCAGTCTACGAAACGAGGACTTACACCCGTATGTTGTGGAAGCAGAATACATGGGAGATCTCCGCTGCCAATGTTGCCCTGCAATATGGAGACCTTTCCAATCTGAATATATTCGGGTTAAACATGGATGGTTACTCCATGTATCTGAATAATATATATATGACAGGTATTATCAAGCAGATAAAGCCGGACGGAACACCTGTACAGACTTTGAATTTCCGTGAGGAAGGCTATATACCTGGCGTACATTACGATTACTACGACAGCTTGTCTTATAACGGAAGCATGTGGGCGTGTATCAATGAGGATGGTTCGTCTGCTGCACCGGGATCTAACGGCGATTGGCTGGAGATTGCTTCTAAAGGTGATACGGGAACACCGGGGGCACCGGGAAAGGACGGTGTGAGCGTGACCAATAGCGGTCCGTGGTATTCCGGCTTGGTTGTTCCCAAAATGAGTATCGTTACAATGGGAGGAAGTTCGTTTCTTTCTAAGGCATCCACTACCAATCCTCCCTTGTGGTGCTGGACGGACAATGCCGGTAACCGGTTCACTTACAATGATGGTAGCTATGCGCTGACGGGTGAGATAAATACCGATGAATATGAACTTTTGGTTAAAAGCGGAAAGGACGGAAGCGATGGTACCAGTTATGAGAGGGTATTCATCCATACTACAACAGAGAGTAAACCTGCCACTCCTTCCACGTCACAGACGGACGATTATGTGCCTTCCGGCTGGCATGATGATCCTGTAGGTGTTTCCAGCTCTCTGCCTTATGAGTGGATCAGTGAGAGGGAGAAGAAAAACGGTATATGGAGTGAATTCAGTGCTCCTGCCCTTTGGGCGAAGTACGGATTTGATGGTGCAGACGGTGCTGAGGGCGTAGCCGGAACGAGCATCATTTGGAAAGGTGATTTTTCCTCCGCTCCTTCCAATCCTCAGAACGGGTGGGCATACAAGAATACCACTGATAAGAAATCATATGTATATCAGGATGGACAGTGGTATCAGATGACTATTGACGGAATTGATGGGAAGAACGGGAAAGACGGATTGAGTATTGTATGGAAAGGAGATCTCCAAACACCTCCTTCCAATCCTCAGACCAACTGGGCATACCGGGATACCAATAATGGTCGTGTATATATATGGAACGGAACAGCATGGGCATTGATGGTTGTGGACGGATCGGACGGTGCTGATGGTGCAGCCGGTTCTGACGGATTGAGCGTGTTTATAACTTATAATGACAGCACTTCCCAACCTTCTGTACCTACCGGGAACGGTACTACTGGAGGATGGCATACAAATGCGACAAGTACCGCCATATGGATGTCACAGAAGGTTGCTGCGTCCGCATCTGACGGAGCATGGGGTACACCGATAAAAATCAAAGGTGACAAGGGTGACGGTTACACCCAGATGGGGCAGTTTAGGACTGGCATGGTTGTACCCAAGATGGGTGTCGTTTCGATGGGAGGCGGCTCTTATGTAGCCAAGGTATCCACTACCAATCCTCCCTTGTGGTGCTGGACGGACAATGCCGGTAATCGGTTTACTTACAATGATGGCGGATACTGTCTTACGGGTGATGTGAACACTGCCGAATACGATGTATGGGCTGAGAAGGGCGAACCCGGTAAAGACGGTGTGGATGGTAAACCCGGTGAAGATGGCAAGGATGGTGTACAAGGAATACAGGGATGTATCATACGGGATTCTGAATGGACAACCGGGGTGACGTATAGGAATGACGAATCCCTTACGAATGGCACGAGATATATTGATATCGTGATGGTAAGAAATAATAGTGCGGTAGACGGATGGGATGTGTATAAGTGTATCAAGACGCATACATCCTCATCTACTATAACCTATACCAATACCACCTATTGGACGGAATTAAGCAATGTTGGTCCTATTTATACCAGCCTGATAATAGCCAAGAATGCCAGTCTTAATTTCGTCCAAGGCAATGAGTTATTGATTAAGGATTCGAATAATAATGTCGTAGCCGGTCTTACAGGAGGAAGCAGCAAGGAAGCTGGTACAACACCTATAAGGATATGGGCTGGAGGTAAGGTTCCGGGAAACGCTCCGTTCCGTGTGGATCAGAATGGAAATCTTGTCGCAACGAAGGCGAATATCGGGGGTACGGTAACCGCCACTCTTCTCTACTCACCGGGAAGTGATATGGATAGTCTGGCTGATTCGGAAGGCAATATGACCGTGAATCCGTCTACTCAGGGATCTACGTTCTTCTCTGCTGACGGTTTGGGCGGAACCATAACTCTTCCTCCTGCATCATCATGGAACGGATTGAAACTGGAGTTTGTGGTTGATATGACATCAAGGGCGGCCAAGAACCCGGATAAATACAAGGCTACGAACTATTTCTGCGGACTGGTGGGAGCTTACAATAACAAAACAGAAATTCAGATGGCAAGGCCTTATGTTTTGGAGATGAAGGCCTTTAACAACCATTGGTATATAACACGTATGGATTTAATTGAGTAAACGATATGATATTACAAGCAGGTTATGATTGCTATCTGACACAGGCCGAAGATATGCCTCTGTCGGAACGAAGATTTGAGAATCAGGTATTGATAAACAGTCCTGAGGATGTGGCTATGTGGAAAGAAATCACATCAAAGCAGAAGGAGCAGATGATTGCCGAAGCGTCCTTCATCGATACGGAAGCGATAGATGTTGAAGCACTTGATCGTGTGGATACACTATTAAACGATATTGCGGCAAACATTAACAATGCCGGGCTTACTGTAGAGGAAGCATTGGTGAAGAAAGAGTACTTTCCCTTATGGGAGGATCTGATAGGTACAGAGGTTGATGTGCAGTTCCGCTTCCGCTATGGCAGCACGCTCTATGAGGTTATACAGAAACATACACCGCAGGAGGACTGGAAGCCGGGAACGGGTACGGAATCCTTGTACAAGGTTGTGCAGATAGAGCACTCCGGCACACTGGATGATCCTATACCTTGGGTACATAACATGGTGCTGGAAGAAGGCAAGTATTACACCGATAAGGAGGTTCTTTATCTCTGTATCCGTGACAGCGGGATAGGCATGGCATTCGACTTGGAAAATCTTGTTTCGGGTGGATATGTTCAAGTGGTAGAAAACAAGTAGTAATAAATAATTAAAAAAAATACGATTATGGCAGACAAAAAATTAAATCAAGTATCGCAGTTGACGGACTTTGATTATGCGTTGGTTGTAAAGGGGAATGACGTGGCAAAAGTTACAAAACAGCAGCTAGCTACAATACTGGGAGAACTGATTGGAATTGAAAAGGTAAAAAAAACGGTTACAGCTACGCTTGAAGGATCTATTATTTATTCAGGAGATATTGGATATAATTCGTACATTGTGTCATGTAATGATGGTGGAATGTCTTTTAATTTAACAATTATATCAAACTCAGGTAATATACATTATAGTACTATCAATGGGGCGATAAGAAAAGGGTATTCAATTTATATTGATGGTGATAAAAATCAATATTTAAAAATAAAAAGAGATGGAACCGTAACTGACAAAGAATTTTATTTTACGTTATTTAAAGTGGCATAATCGACCTGGGAGAACTTCTGCCAACAAATGGAATAAAACGAACTGAATATTATGAAACAATACGGCTAGGAGTATCATTTAGTATAGGTGCTCCTACCAATGAATTCGTATATGTCAGCCATAATGACGGAGAAATGATGATTTATGTTGATTCTACCGGCATTGTTACGAAGATATTCTCTAGTGCTGATAAAATTATATCTATATCACTAAAGGATAATCAGATTATGATAACTGCTATAAATTATGACCTTATAGTTACGATTCGTGTACTCTCTTTTTAACATGGATTTTATCTAAACAGAGAGCTGGGAGGACTGATAGGGATTGCTACGAAAGAAAAAACAGGCTTGAGCGATAGTATACAAGCCTTAAACTCTACGTTTTATAGCATTTCTAGCGGATCAAAGAATGCTACTTTGTTTAAAGTTTGTGATTATGGCAGTAATATTAATCATATATTACATATATATAGCTCACCTAATGGCACATTGGATAGTTGCAACTATATTCGTGTGATCTTATCAGACATATATATATTCGTAAATAAATTATTTGAAAAAGGATATAATAGTATCAGACTTTTTAAAGATGGAAAATCTTTTTATGTTTACGTTTATAGCAGTGTATGGACAAGAACCAATATTGAGGTTTTTTCAGGGACCCCTGGTCTCTTCTATTTCACAAAC